ATCAGAGATTGATGCACTACATGCAGAAATTGGTGACAAATATGGTGCACCATTAGAATTTATGATGAACTAATATGGCAACCAGTGTATACTTCAATAACTACAACTCTCTTGCTGAGCAGAGGGTAATTGAAGACTTGATTGTTGAATCAATCAAGATTATGGGTTTTGACGCATACTATTTACCTATTGAGAATGAGGAAGATAGAGACATTCTTTATGGTGAAGATCCAATTAAGAAATTTAGTTCTGCATTTCCAATTGAATTCTACTTATCTAGTTCAATGGAATACGGTGGTGAAAAAGAATTCTTCTCAAAATTTGGGCTCGAGATTAAAAACAATATTAATATTATATTGTCGAAGCGTTCTTTCTCTCAAAGAGTACCACAAGATAGATTCAATAGGCCCCGTGAAGGTGATTTGGTCTATGTACCATTCTTAAATGGCACTGGTGAATTGTTTGAGATTAAATTCACTAATCAGACCAAAGATTTCTTTATGTTAGGCCGCAAGATTCCATATTTCTATGAATTGGAACTAGAGAAATTCAAGTACTCGCAAGAAGTTATCGACACTGGCGTGGAAGATATTGATGATGTGATGATACAATCAAGTTACACAATTGACCTGAATACTGGCACTGGCACAGGAACATATGTTCCCAGAGAAATTGTATTTCAATCCACTGACCGCACACAAGCAAACGCATCTGTGGTTGCAATAGTACAAGACTGGAACACTGTTAATGATATATTGAAAGTGACAAACGTTGCCGGTGAATTTGCCAATAACGTTGCAATCATTGGTGCAACAAGCAATGCACAATACTATCTATCATCATACGATCCATTAAAAGATAGTACAAGAAATGAAGCCTACAATAATGAATACCTGTTTGATAATGCAAATAATATTATAGATTTCACAGAAACTAATCCGTTTGGAAAAATATAATGTCAACATATAATCGTGTCATCAGAAAATTAGTTGTTGGATTTGGTAATCTTTTTGACAACATAACACTATACAGATTCAAAATAGATGAGACCGAATCTGAGAGGTTCATTGTTCCTATTACATATGCAACCAAAGAACGATATGTTATGAGACTTGAAGCGGATTCAGCACTAGACAAAAAGGTACAAATAACTCTACCAAGAATGTCATTTGAAATGGCCGGTCTAACATATGATGCTAGTAGAAAACAAAATACAAACATTAAAAATTTCGCAGGAACAAATATTGCAACTGGAGTTATCGGACAATATAATCCAGTACCATATAATTTTGATTTTAACCTATACATCTATGTAAGAAATATTGAAGACGGTACACAAATTATTGAACACATATTACCGTATTTCACACCAGACTATACCATCAAATTAAATTTGATTCCTGAAATGGGTATTGTTAAAGAAGTACCAATAATTTTGAATTCAACTTCACACGATATTATTTACGAAGGCGGTAGAGAAAATGAAACCAGAATGATAATCTGGACATTAAACTTTACAGTCAAAGGTTTTGTATTTGGTAAGACCACCGAAACTGGTGTTATTAATCGTGCATTTGTTTCAGTATACAATCTAATTACCGAAGAAGATGTTGTTGAATTTAATTTGAATTTAGATTCTGGTTTTGGTACATACAAAGTTGGTGAAAAAGTATATCAAGGATATACATCAGATGATGCATCAGCAACAGGAATTGTTGTGCAATTTAAAGACAACCTACTTAGATTAAAAGCACTAACAGGAAACTTTGTATCCGATAAACCTATATACGGTATTAATACTTTGGCAAACTATAAATTCACCACATACAATCTGAACCCATTGAAATTTGTTGAAGTGGATGCTGTTGGTAGAGTATCTACAGATATCGACTTTATGACTGTTGATAAAGTTGACGCTAAGGTTGACAACACACTAAATGAGGTCTTGACAATTAACAAGGCTGCAAACCAATAAACATCAAATGAGAGAAATAAATGGCTAAACAAACAATCAATATTGGTATTAGAGCAAATGATGGTAAAGGCGATACACTAAGAACCGCATTTGTTAAATCAAATGACAACTTTACTGAGTTGTATACCAACGTTTCCAATAATGCCAATACTGCAAACTCATTATCAGCAAACAATGCCGCTACAGCACAAGGGGCTTTCAACAAAGCAAATGCTGTTTTCTTAGGTGATGTTAGTTTTACCGACACTATAATGTATAGTAATACAAAAATAGAAATTGGTAATGATCGTCACAACGAAAAAGCTTGGGGTTTATTGTACGGTCAATTAACAACTCAAGCAGCCAATACATATGGGCACAGTGTCGCATACGATTCAGCCAATAACATTTATGTTGCACTAACAACACAAAACGAAACCACAGGATTTCCACAATCAACAATTGTAAAGTTTGATTCAACAGGTGAAACATTCTGGACACGTTCTGTGCCAGCAAACACCTTATATGGCAGTTTTGCCGAGTCATTAGATATTGATGCAAACAATAACGTTTATTTGTTGACAAATATTCCATACACTTTTTCGACTCTAGTTACCAAATTTAATTATCTTGGTCAAAATGTTTGGAGTTCCATGGTTGAAGATGCCGTAGGCTCTGTGGATATTACTGTTGATGACCAAGGATTTCCATACTTTGTTGGTGAACATAACCTGTTGACTGGTCTTGATAATACAGGTGAACTATTGTTTACCTATTTTACCTCACAAACATCAGCTACAAATGCATTTTGTTGTTTTGCATTACCAAATGAAAATGGTGTTTTAGTTGGTTCTGCAAACGGAAAAGTCCACAAGTTTGATACAGAAGGTGTTTATATTTGGACAAACAACGTTGATACAAACGGAAACACAATTATAAGTTTGACTTCTGACACATCAAATAATTGGTATGCAGCATCAAATACTAACATTTATAAATTTAGATCCAATAATCAATTGATTTGGGAAAAAAGTATAACTGGTATCACAACACCAAAAATTAATTGGATCAAACATAAAGATGATTATCTATATGTAAATGGTGCAACAGTAGATGCAAACAATCAGGCAGCATTCATTACTTACAAAATTGATGCAAATGGTACATTGGTTTGGGCCAAGGCACTAGAAATTGCAAATGCAAATCAAACAATTAGATTTGGCCACAGACAACTAGATGTTTCTGGTGATTATTTTGTTGGTATTGGTTATAACAAATCATCAAATAGTGCAAACACAAATGCAGTTGTTTATCAATTGCCTGTAGATGGTTCTCTATCAGGTACATATCTTGGTGCAAATGGTAGTTCTTGGGGTGATTTTACATATGTCGGTATACCCGAAGCAAACACAGCAACAAGTACAACTGTTGGTAGTGGCAACACAACTGTAACCATTGCAGAAAATACAGACTATACAGAAACAATGAATGTAATTGTATATTCAACTCCTGGTGGTTTGTATGAGAAGTCTGTGACGCAGTTGAAACAAAAGTGGCAGTTCGATTCTAATGGTAAAATTATACTACCATCTTCTGGAGACCCAACTGGTTTGGATTTGAGTGGTAAAAATATTGTGAATACAGGAAATGTTATATTTACAAATGGCACAACACAAAGAGCAGCTGCACTACCACTTGCAAACTTAAAAGTAATTGTTGCTGCATCATCCAGTTTTGCCGATTTTCAGAGTAGAATTGCAGCATTATAATTAATTTAAAAACTATGAATACATTTGACAAGAACATGGAAAAATTATTTGATGTAGCACCGGTAGAACAAAAAGAAAAGCCTTTGTTACCGGTTGTTACAAAACCAGAAAATGGTCCAGATTTAAAAAATGATTTGGAAGATGCATATAACCAAACAAAAGATAATCTACAGGAACTAATCGACCAAGGTAAAGAAGCCATGGAAGAAATACTCAACATTGCAAAAGCAGGACAACATCCTAGGGCATTTGAAGTATATGGTACACTACTGAAAAATGTGGTTGATGCAAATAAAGAATTACTTTCAGTACAAAAACAAATGCGTACAATGGATGGTAAACCAAAAGAAGGTGACACCAAGATTGACAAGGCCATCTTTGTTGGTTCGACCGCAGAATTGAACAAGTTACTTAAAGGTAAAGAATGAGTGGTGATTTAAGATTTGGTGAAGCGTATAGAGATAATCCTTTACTTAAAAAAGCTGGCGTCAAGGTAGAATATACTCAAGAACAAGTTGATGAATACATCAAGTGTAAAAACGACCCAATCTATTTTGCAAAAAATTATATCAAAATTGTTAACGTTGATGAGGGATTGATTAATTTTAGTATGTGGCCGTTTCAAGAGGAAATGCTTAAATTATTTGCAAGCAATCGTTTTGTTATTACCAAATGTCCCCGTCAGGTTGGTAAGACAACCACAACTGTTGCATATATGTTATGGGAAACTATCTTCAAAGATACACAAAACTGTGCAGTATTGGCCAACAAAGGTTCTTTGGCAAGAGATATTTTGGCAAAGTATCAACTTGCATATGAAAATCTACCTATGTGGTTGCAACAAGGTGTGGTTACCTGGAACAAAGGTAACGTAGAACTAGAGAATGGTTCTAAGATTATTGCTGCATCTACATCAAGCTCTGCAATTCGTGGAGGTGCATTTAACATTGTATTCTTGGACGAATTTGCTTTCGTTCCTACCAATATTGCGGAAGAATTCTTTAACTCTGTTTACCCTGTAATTTCATCAGGTAAAAAGACAAAGATTATTATCGTGTCTACACCTAATGGTATGAATCTTTTCTACAAACTGTGGATGGATTCAATCAACAAGAAGAATGATTACAAACCATTTGAGATTCACTGGTCTATGGTACCAGGCCGTGATGAAAAATGGAAAGAAGAAACAATTCGAAACACCTCAGAGAGACAATTCAAACAAGAGTTTGAAACCGAGTTCTTGGGTTCTTCTAACACATTGGTTTCTGGTTACAAGTTACAACAATTGGTCTATGTGGACCCAGTTGCCAACCATGATTTATTAAAAATCTATGAACATCCAGTGAAAGAAGGTGTTAATGAATCAAAATCCGACCATCTATATTGTATAACAGTGGACGTATCTGAGGGTAAAAACCTAGACAGTTCAGCGTTTTCTGTTATTGACA